CGCTCTTTCTATTAACAGGTAAAGCTCTTGTGGAATGTAGCGTGCTACATGACGTCTTTTAAAGGTGTAGTGGTGAACGCAGGAACGAGTACGCCATAAGACAACTTCTACGTAGTGAATGCCCACCGCATAGGTGTGCCTGTAGCTTCTGTCTTAGCTCTTGATTAGCTCTTGGTGAACGTTGCAGTACGCTAGTATGCTTTAGGCTCTTGATTGTCCATAGAGAAGCGGAGGACGTAGGACGACCCCTATGGGGACTTTGATTTTGGCTCTGAGACGGGAGTATGACCTCGTATAAAATAGTAATTTTTAATATTTCCGTTATCCCTACTTACTCTTAATAATCATACTCCATATCATAATCTACATCATAGGCTACATCATAGTCTACATCATAATCATCATAATCATCCTCGGTGCACCCATAGCCATCATGACAAGCCTCGTATACATCAAGCCAAGCCAGTATATCTAAATATTCTAAATCATTTAATTCTTCCATACAGAATCCTTTATTATTTTATTATTAATTTATTATTATAATTCTAGGTATCCAAATTATATATATATATATATAAAGATACCCCGTGCAAAAATGCACCAAGCCATCAAACAGGTTCTAAGGAGTCTCAGCCTCAACCGAAGCAAGGATAGAATCAATAGCTTTAAATGCGACAGCAAGCTTATCAGTAGCAGCCATTGACACCTTAAATTCTATACCATAAATCTCTGCAACATATTCACGACGTACTTTTCGGAATGTAATACCTTTGTACTGTAGGTTGTTGTTAACAGTATCTAGTTGAAATTGGTATTGTTCTATAGTTTTGTTCTGTTCTTCTATTAACTTTGCCATACGAATACGCTCCTGCTTACTATAATGGTCTTTAACTATACGAACTAGGTCAGTAGGTACTTGTAAAACACCACTCTTTGCTATACCCAGGTCTTTTAGTACTTCTATTAAACGAGATTTGTCTAATTTACCTAGTTTGTACCTAGAAATCTTGTCATTCCATGGCTCTTTAGTAAATTTAGCCCATGCCATACGTAATGGATAACGTTCATCTGTTAGTTCTGGATGTTTACAGATGTATTGTAGCAAGTTGTAACGCATCTCGTATTGAGAGTTAGTTAATCCGTCAGAATCAACACGATGAGCCACAAGTTCTGTACGTAATGACACACCATGCTGTTTAAGCTGGATTCGAGCTTGCTTATTTAACTCTGTCATAATAGAGTTAACTTCCGCTTGTCGCTCTGAGGTTGTGTCAACCTCTGTGTCATCAAATAATTCGTTGAAGTTCATTGTCTTGTCTCTTGTTAGTATAAGGGAACAGAGGCTGTCCTAGCTACGTAGGCAGTTATGCTTGTTCCCATTTCTTTTACTTCGCTTTCTTTGCTTTAACTTCTTCTACAGTAGTCATAGCTTTAAGGATCTTTGTTGCTTCTACAAGAATGTTGATCATATCTTTACGACGTGTAACAGCTTGTGCACCTTGACCACGACATAAGTTATCTGCTTTACGACGGATAGTTTGACGAAGGTCTTGGAATTGGTTCTGTGAATCTAGGTCACGACCTGTATGTATATTAAACATAAATAGTCCTTACTTAAATTTCGAGTAATCGAGGTTAGGGTAGATGATTGAGTAGTCTTTACCTGACTCAATAGGAGCGTTAGTAACCCCTGGAGCTGGATGGATAAGGTGTTGTGTTTGATGTCCTACCATTACCCAAGGCTCGCCATGACGTGCTGATAAGAATAATGCCATCTTATACGTATCTTTGTCTACGTGACTGATTGTGTTTGCTACATGGTCAGTTACACGAACTACCATTGGATCGTATACAGATGTACGAGTTGCTTTGTGAATATGAGCGCTTCCTGTACCTGTTGCATTAGAGGCATCCATAAGTTCACCGAACTTAGCAGCCACATTGATGTCAGAATCCTTATTAGAAATCTGTGCTAATGTTACTTCCTTGATGCCTAATTTATTAGCCATTGTTGTTACCTTTTAGTTTGTCTACGTTGAAAACGGTCTGAGCTTAGACCAAGTGTTTTGCCTCGACCCCACGGGTCTATGTCTGCGCCCCACTCTGCGAAGAATGCAACGTTTTCATCTGTTGTCTTATGTTCCATACGTTTAGTTTCGTCTACTGCCATATGCTCTACCCAGTGTCTTACTGAGCCAGCAAATGCATCTAAACTATCATCATGTATGAGTGCGCCCTTCTCCATAGAAATCTTTGACATCTGATGGAATAGGCTATAAGTCTGTTGTAAGTTAATCGGGTACTTCTTAATAGATTCTAAGTCATACTCAATTACTGATTCGTTTACTATCAAACGGTGTCTAGCCATTATAGGTTCTAATGTGTCTATAATACGTAGTTCTTTCTGTCCTGATTCCCATACATCTTCTATGGCAGGGCATCCTGACTTACCCATTGTTTGATAATAGTTCAGTAGAATAGGTCGCCAGTTAGATGCAAATGCACCAAAACCGAAGTTCTTCTCTACATCTATTAAATTTGTTTGGTGACGAAATGCTAGTTCTGATAACTTCTGATAGTTCTCGTCTGAGTAACCTCCAGGAAGTTTTAGTATTTCTGCTAAGAACACATAGCCATGCAAGAAGTATGTTACTGCTGCTACGGTTTCATCTCCGTTCTTACCACCACCTGCTGTATCAACGTACATGTGCTTACCTTCATAGGCATACAACTCTGTACTTGTACTAAACGGACGGTAGAACTCTGGCTTACATGAGAAGCCTGACGTTGGTATTCTAGTCTGTGGACTTGGCATCCACTGTATCTGTCCAGGAGCTTTGTCAATTGGTACGTTCATCATTATCAAGTTCTTAGGCTTGAGTGGATGACGTTGTTCATCTGACAAGTTAGTGTTTAGCATGTGTTGTAAGTTGAAGTATGCTGGTCCTTGATCGAGTTCCTTAGAACAAAGTGCGTCTTCGTTTACAATCACTGGATCTGTTGCTGCACCTCGCGAACCATCTAGTCCATGACCAATACGATTCTTCGGGTCTTGCATCATCTCTACGATATATGGCGCTAGTCTACCTTCGTATGTTTCTTCTTCTTCTGCTGTGGGTACTCGCCCTGTCCAAACTCGGATTTGGTATCCACGTTGAGGCAGGTTGTTGTAGATGGAGTCCACTGTCTGCGGTGTACCGAGATACATGATACGCCCTTTCTGACAGATGGACGTGAAATCCTTTGACAAGTGTTCCAATGCAGCACGTTGTACTTCTGTTGTACCATTCTTTGATGACTCAATATCATCTGGTATCAGTAAATCTGCTCGTCTACCCTGCATGTTGGCTGTTATACCAATACATGCAATAGATGGAGACTTCTCTGCACCTTTTAGTTGCCAGTTGATGTCGAACGCTTTACTAGACGAACGATCCCCGTGTTGCCTATCTGGTCGTAGACACTCTAGTATATCCCAGTTTTGTATAATCTGTATGATCCAGTTAGCAATCTCTGCTGCTACTTCTGAACCTGCTGATATAACCAGTATGCGGTGTTTACAATCATGTATTAATTGCCATACAGCGAACATTGCAACAATCGTAGACTTAGCCTGTGAACGTTGCGCTTGTATCATTCCGTATTGTACATCTGACTGTAGAAAGCGACCAATGTCTACTTGTAACTGAGAGCATTGGAAGCCCATAAGTTCTGTCATACAGTCATATAGGAAGTCTTCAAATAGGGAGTAGTGTGTTCTTAATGCTTCCACTTCTACCCAACGACGTACCGATTGTTCTTCGATTTCATTCAATGTTGCCATGAATTTGTCATCGGCTGCCATCTCTGTGAACGTTTGATCACCATTAGTAGGTGTACCATCCCGCTCACCAAGAATGTCTTCCCATTCTTTATCTGTCCATTCGCCTTCTGGTGCTTCTTTTTCACCAAAGCGAAAGGCTTCACGTTGTTCTATAATTGCTTTAGCGACTTCTACTTCTAGTCCTGATTCTACTAGTTCGTTGAAGTCTAATCCAGCGAATTGTTTAATGCTCATTACACCACCTTAAGCGCTGCTGCCCCACCATCAGTTAGACGAGAGTGCTTCTGCTTCTTAGCTAATTCTTCTGCTAAATTGGTCATGTTCTTATCTACCTTAATATCACAGGTAATAGTGTTATCTTTTAGGAACTTCATTGCTGCTGCTAATAGGGCAGGAGTAGCCACATATTCATGCTCTCCTGTACCTGACGGATAACCATCTTCATCTAGCTCTTGTACTTCTTCTTGTCGAAGTAGTTGTGCTGTCAGAACGGTAGCCACTGCACCATGAAGCTCACCGAGTTTCCGCTCAGTGGCTTTAGTCATCTTATTTACCGATTAATTTGTCTGCTACTTGTAGAACTTGATCGTCTACTGTGTTATTACTGTCTGCTACAATCTCTGCTAGTTTTGGTCGCAAGAATTTGTATAGGATACGGGCTAAAAAGCCCCACTGAGTACTGTTCATGCTCATTCCGTTATCTCCCTTTTACCTTGGTTAATTCTAACCTCAGATTATTAATGTCTAACCTTAATAGTTTTAACTCACTTATCATCTCTGTATTACTCTTCACTGTCTGTTCGACAATCAGTACACGATTAGTTAGTTTAAGATCTGCTAAGGCAACTTGTGTATTCACATAGTACGCGAGTCCTGCCCACGCTACCGTAAACACTACTAATATTGTAGCAATCCACTTGTGCAACGCTTCCATCACTACGCCCTATTACTATGCCTATTGATTAATGATAATAGCCTCTAAAGAGGCTACAAGTGTATTAGATTACAACCATCCATGTTTAGTTGTAAGTTCCCCTTCCTCCGTCACTTCAACACCACACCATACGATGAAGTATGCCATGATATGTTTAGGTACTGTCTCTGCATCACCACCTTCTAGCGGGTGGTCATGGTTTGGCAACACGCCTGAGTCGAATTCCTTCTGCTTAACAACATGAGAGTGCTTAACTTTGGGCTTAATGAATACAGTGTCTAATTGTTTGCTGATCCTGTTGTGTGTATGCTCATTTTCAACTTCACTTAGACCAAGATTGTCGCCATCATTCAGTCTGGATTGCATCCACTGCCATGAAGTTGTCGGACCAGCAGGCGGGGAATTAAGTCCAGTTATGTTTGCGGAGATATCAGCGCCTTCTGTTGTAACATCTGGCGGGTTTATCTTAACCTTCTGTCCATTCTGCGTCTGCTCGCCTACCTTGAATGGGTTTATCGGCTGCGCTGTTGCATAACCATACTTCTTACCTACGTCGCTATCCTTGGAAGCGGTACGGATAAAGTTTGTTGTTGCGTCAGGAGTACCAAATTTTCCGTTTGCTATTCGCCAACCTAGCGGAACTTCTGCTGCTAGTCCCCACCAGTAAGTACCCTCTTTCTCCATCCCTACTCTATAGGATTCTGTTCTTATTGTTTTTGTTGTAGTTGGATTAGCCATATCGCATCCTTAAAAGAGTTTGCTGCTGATACTAGTTTTCACATCAGTAGCCCACCATGTGTAACTATTACCTGAGTTAATTTTAAAGAATCTGTAGTGATCCCCTGCGGATTCCATAGAAAACTTTAGGACATCATAACCATCTCCCTTCTCCCGTTCAAATTTGATAACACATGGATACCCTTTTGAGAACGTGCCTCGGCTATCTTGTACTTCAAAGCTCGACCCTTCGTAAGCATCGGAAACCCGACTCTCTAACGAAGAAGTGCTACTCTTACTAACAGCGTATACATCATCTTTGGTTATATGAGTAGGTATAGGCTCTGTAGTAAATGTACGTACCCCGTCTACACGTAATCTATTATAAAGTAATTTATAAATAGGTGCGCCTAACTTATCATGACGAATATTTACAGATTTCTTGAAACGCATACGTAGCTTTATGCCACTTGTAGGAGACATTGGAATGTATGTAGGAAAGATAACGCGTAGTTTAGTACCATCAGAGGTTACTGTATACTTAGGGTTATCGGCAGGTTGTGGGGTTTTATCCCACACGTCGCTGTACTGAATCGTTCCGATTACTCGGTCAGAATGATCTAAGATGTTTAGATCGTAGGGTACTTTAGATAAGGCGGTAGGAGTGTCAAACTCTACACCTCGTACTAACATGTTCTGTGTTAGCGTAGGGTCTAGTGTTATATCATTGGTGTTCTTAGTAACAGAGTTCCACCAATCGCTCCCTTGTAAATCCTCTTTAAGATTACCTACTTCTGCTTTCGCTAATCTCCATGTACTATCTACATTACTTACTAGATAGTTGTCTGCTGTGCCTGAGTTATAAGAGCCTACTGCAATCGTAGAGGTGCTATCTTGTGACTGTAAATCCGCCATAGCGGTACGTATCGCGAAATGCTCCTCATTATCTGCTGATAAGGTTTTGTAACCACCTAACGCTTCTGTTGCAGTAACGGCATCTGTACGGATTGAACCTATCTCAAGAGTATCTTTCCATACAGTATCTACTTTCTTTTGAATTACTAATTTCTCGTTTACAGTTTTGTATCTGTACCCACTAGGCAGGTTGCTGGCAGACGACCCACCACCACCACCAGAATAGCCGTAAGTCATAAATTACCCCATGTGCACTATGTAAGTGCCTGTTGTTCGTACTTTAATCTCGCCAGTAGGTGCTACTGCTGGTTCATAGTGTGTGTTGTCTGGTAAGGGGATCTCCCCTCCACCCTCTCCAAATTCTACTGTACCTGCACCTTCTGTAAAAATGATGAAGAAGTAGCTACGATTACTGTTACTAGCAAACGTCTGGTTTCCAGTGTACTCTGTACTTGTCGTGTTCTTTGATAATGGCTTCATAGAGCCTCCGTAAATGATACTACTTAGTATTAAGTTCTATCATAAGGGTAGGTTAATCTCTTCCATATCTACAGTATCACCTTGG